ATAACAGGCTCATATCCTTTCCTCTGCAGCTCTTCAACTACATACCTTCCAATAAACCCCATTCCCCCCGTTACGCCTACTTTGTGCATTTCCTCGCCCTTTCAATAAACATTGCCCTTCTTTTAGCTTTGAACTCTGCTCTAGCAATCAACTTTTCTGCTTCTTCCCTTTCTTTCGGGTCGGTTGAAAACTTGAGTGTTAGTTCAGCTACAGCTACCGATAGGTTCTTCATTTTATATCTGTTTTCCTGACTCTTCCAATACCGCGTATGTGATAGACAAGTCCTGCAAACGTAAAGGCTATTGCCATCTGTTCAAAATGAGGTATCCTACATATCTTTTTATAAACTGGTGGATACACCATTGCTACGGCTAAGATATGCCAACCTGTTTCAATTGACTCTCTACGCCATGACTTCATGTTTAGTCCTTTTTGATGAGAGGAATACCAGCGTGTCCGCGTTGGCTAAAAAGATGTTCTGGTTTACTTCTAATTCTCTCGGCTAGCAATCTAACGGAAATATCCACAGATTCTTGTCTGACAGTTGAGGCTCCTTGGCGTACTTTAGCAGCCATATCCTCTTTCTTGACAGGAATTGCTTTAGACGGAGCTCCAGTAGTAGTTCCTTTAGCTTGTGCTTCGGCTACTTCTGGATCTTGAGCAGTCTCAATGTTCTGTTTCATCCCAGTGATAGCAGCAATAGCCATTCTGTCAGTCATATCTTGTGCATGCTGTTCATCTAACCTTTCTTGCAAATCAGCAATAGCATCATCCGACAGGTTGAGAAGGTTCTTGAGAATAAACTCAACATCTACAACTGGTTTCTGGTTGTTGGAGTTGAAACCTAACAACAGTGCATAGGCTTGGGCTTGCTTGTTGAATGCATCAGCCTGAGCAGCTTCATCAGCAGTGCTAATAGCAGGCCATACAATGTCGTATTTCGCATCTAGTGGATTTTGTCCGTCCAGCAAAAGTTGAATGTCAAATATCTGCCTAAGGCAAGAGCTAATTAGCTGCTGTCCTCTACGGGTTTCACGAACGAACTGAATGTCCTCCATATCAGTTGGAGTTGAGTTTCCCAATCCGAAATAGGCACTTGGAACAATTAGCGATGCTAGGAAGTTGTCGTGGAAGTACTTGATGTCGTCAATCTGCGATAAACCATCATTACGAGGGTCAATTGTCTCTACAGACGACTTCTCTTCCTTCCATTCACTTCCCAGTTTGCGATATCCACCACCCATAATAAGGTCTGTAGTAACTCCAAAGGCATTGTCTCTCTTGTTATTTACTGTCTGCTTGTTAGAGACAGCTGACCTAAATTGCTTGAGAGCTTCTTCTGCTTGATCTTTTGTCATTCCAGTGACATCTACCTTGTAAACCAGTTTCAAGTAAGCTCTGACAAGTCTAGCAATAACCATCCCCTCTTCTAATGCTTTCTGTCGTCTCCAATCGTTTCTAGCTACTTCCAGTACAGAGTGTCCGTACTTATTGATACCGTCGTAATTAAATCTGACGTGAACTATCTGCCACGCTTCAAAAGCAGCTACAACTCTCTCATCATTAGAACGCTGTTCAAAAGCACACTCCCCACTATCATTCAAACAGTTCCCATCAGTATCAAATCTAGGAGAACCAGTCATTAGATTTCCATACCGGTCTTCGTTTCTGTGCATTGAATGAGGTGGAAGCAGCTTGACCCCAGTTATCAACCCCTTGGCTTCGTTAGCCAAAATCTCAATAAAGGCATCACCGAACTTAGCTGCTGACCTCATAAAGGCTGGGTTTTGCTCGTACAGATTAGCTCTGATTGAAGCTGATGTTAGTAATTCAACCAAACTTTCGTCTTCTGACCTAATTTGAAAACTCTGGATGTTTCCATCAGGAGAAGAGGTAACATTGTTAGCGAAAATCGTAAGTGCTCTGTTAGCTGGTCCAGACTGTCTATCAACTTCCGCTACATCTCTGTAGACATCCATACGGTCATAAGAATCGCTTAATGACTTGATCCACATTCTATTCAGATGATCGGGATCCATAAATCCAGTTTCGGATGTCTGCATATCCTGGACTTGGGGACCAGTACTAGGATTGGAGCGATTAAATACGCTAGCAATCCTTGAAATCAGACCTGGATCTCGTCTAGGAGTGATGTTAGAGTCTAATTCGTTTTGGCTCATTGAGCTCCTTTTCGGTAAATTGTGCAGCAATCACGCTCTCACAGCCATGACAGATAATCGTTATTTCTTCCGAAGCAAAGATTTCTCTCTCAAGTTTATGCGACCTACCGCATCTTTCGCAAATAATGTTAATCACCATTTTCCACGCAATCTGTTCAGCGTATCCTCATCATCTATAATGCTGAACTTTTTATTATCTTTTACAGTTGATATTCCATTTTGATCTGTAGCTAACACAATAGGTCCTACTTGCCCGACAGATGGTGCCGGTTGCTTACTACCGAGGGCAGGTCCACGGGAACCGGCGCGAACTCCTGAACGCCCATTACCAGGTAGCGCAGGGCGTCCATTAAATGTTCTGCCGGTTGTGGCTTCAAAGGCTTGTCTAAGAACACCTCCCCGTTTTTTTCTATCGGGGCCCAACGGTAAGTCCTGCGGTGGTCCCGCCATAATTCTAAATCCTTTGAGACTTTGAGTTTTCCATTTCTAAGCCGGTAATTGATGAGGTCTATGCTAGCCAGTATATCGTTGTTTCCTGAAACAATAGGATAACCCTCCTCCCTGCAGCGCTCCCAAACCTCTGGGTTAGCAGGGTCTCCAAAAGCCATATCAATGGCTCCTGGACCTGCGAGTCCTTCGGATTCCCATTCTGCAAGATGATTGGTTATCGTTTGTTTCTTTCCTTCGTATTCCGCTATTAAATATAATACATCATTATCGGGGTCCCATCGGCCCCACATACCAGTTGTTGGTGCATTGTAACCGTAGTCATGTCCGGAATAGCAGGGCCACCAGCAAGGTATTCCACCATGACAATCTCCAGCGCAGTGTTTACAGTCTGTGTTCCATTCAAACTCGTCTTCAAGATCAATAAACAGTTCAGAGTCTTCTGGCTCTGGAAATATAAGTCCAACCTCTCTAGAGAAGTCTCCATCCAAGAATCGTTTACACCATTCTGGAGAGTTATTCCTTCTAAAGTACTCAATCTGCTCTCTAGGGTATAGAGGGTTTTCAGGAGTTGTAATTGGTATCCAATCAATCGGAGACCCTTCGACTTTGGAATCATCCCACAATTTCTTGATCCATCCATCGGTATATGGAATGGTTGTAATGAGAATCTGACCCTGTTTGAAACCCAATCGTCTTTCTACTACTTTCCAAGTAGCTAGCCCCATCAGTCCACCTTCATCCATCCAGGCGGCGTCGTAAACTTGACCTTCTAGTGTATAGGGATTTTCAGACGAACCCAGTATGATAGTTCCGTCGAATTCAGGAACATAAATGATCTTGTCGTTCTTGTTTACCTTGCAGGTAATTCCAAGTTCACCAAAGACTTTGAGTATACCTTCTTCCACCATTACTCGCTGAACGTGAGTGGTGTAGCCGGTCCCTACATAGAGAACTCTAGTCCCGCGTTTCTTCTGAAGTTGCTTCAGCGTCCAATGGGGTCCCAGCCAGGTCTTCCCGCTCCCCGTCCCCCCCACGAAGCAAATGATTCTCTTGTTGGAGTTCATTACTCGGGCTTGTTTCGGGAACAGTGTTATAGACCGTGTAGGAGATGTCTCGGATGACTTTTTGTCCATTATTTCCTGTCTCTTTTTGATTTAGTCCCATTAGTTCGCTTCGCAACTTGACGATTGCAAGGCACCTGTCTGTAGCTCTTAGTTTATCCATTTCTGAACTATCTTCATTAGCCACTATTGCATAGGACTTGCGCCACAAATCTTCTAGTCTTTCATTCTCTAGCTCGCGCATCTCTTCTACATTTTCAGTAGTAATGGCGAGAAACGCTTTTCTAAGATCCGTACGGATAGTTCCAGGAGAAACATTGAGCTGAAGTGCGATTTCTACAATCGGCACACCCTCTCTACGCAATTTCAAGGCTTGAGAACTTCTGTCCAGCAAAGCTAGTCGGTTAAATGGCATCTCTAAACTCCTCTAAAACCCCAATCAAAGTAATAATGGCTTCGTCTGCCATTGTCAAAAACCTCTCGGCAGATTCTCTGTCATTTTTTCTAAGACTATCCTTTATTTCTAGTTGGCAATGATCTAATGTAGCAACTTCTTCGAAAAACCGATTGATATAATCAGTATGAGCAACGGAAAGCGGAAGTAAAGAAGAACGCCGTACCACTTTATTTGGATACTTTCTCTTTCTTTAGTTCTGCAATATACCCTTTTAGAAGAACGTTCTCAGACAATAGCATCTTGTTCTCCTTTTTGAGGGTATGGTTTTCCGTCATTGCCGTGTATGCGACTTTTTCGATCAGTTGACTAAAATTATCCATTCTGGCCTCCTACCATAAACTTACCATAATTTCAACAAATCAACAAAAATTATGGCTTTGGTGGAACGAAAGTGCACCCTGCGTGAATCAAAAGTACTAAATCTTTGATTTTTAGTATTTTGTATGGCTTCAAAAACTTGATTCTCTGTCCGCAAGCGGCGCAGAACCTATCGTCAGGCTGTATTTTGCGAGTCATAGATTACCTCCCATTTTTGGATAATAGCTACATGCTGTAAATCTGCTGGACTGTTCCAGGCTATATCGTCTCCCAAATCAACTCCAGCGAATTCAATTGCTAGACTGCTCAATCCTGAACAAATATCCTCGTCTTTCAATCCAAATCTAAGAGTAGTTTCGGTAAGCCAGGATAACGCTATAGATAGAATGTTTACCCATCCGTATTTTTCCCCGACTTCCAGTCTTGAATTAAGGTAATCAACAGCCTTATGAGCAGACGAAGTTTTGTAATAAATCCCATTCTGGTCCTTC